AACGAATATGTTATATAATAATAGTGAGGGATAAAGTATTCCCAAAACTCATAAAACTTAGTAGGTCAGGTAAAATGGAAAGAAAGCAAATAGCAAAAGAATGTTTCAAGATGACTAAATATATCTTGGATAGTAATGTTGAAAACGCGATAGAGCTAATAAATACACCAAATGGATATAAAGGCACAGATAACATGACGGATGTGGAATTGCAGGAAAATTATAAGTTACTACTGGAAAGATATAACCAAGTGCGTGGAACAAATACAAGAAACTGAAAACCAAATATGGAGAACCTATATGCCAGATAAAGTAAAAGGGGTACCAGAAGAATCAACAATATATGTATAGGAGGGGGGTCAAAAGAATGAAAAAACCAAACCACACAGAAAGTATAAAACGTCCAAATTGTCCGCTAAAACCAATTGAAAAGCCTATCAAACAACAAAAGCATTGTCCAAACTGTGGTTACAAAACAGTGACAGATGGTAAATATGTTTGTTGCTTCGCTTGCGGATACAATGTATAAATGTATGAAAAAAGGTAGCTGGATATCATAGTTAACCAGCTACCATCTACCTAATAAAACAAAAGTCAATTGGGATGGACGTTATGTGAGATGAAAGAACAGGTGATACATAATATATATAGGAGGAATTATGATGAAAAAGTTATTTATATCTCAACCCATGGACGGTAAAACAGATGAGGAAATATTAAGGGAAAGAAATGAAGCTATTAATATAGCAAAAGATATAGTCGGAGAAGAAGTTGAAGTATTAGAAACATTCTTTGATGATTTTGGACCAGATAAGAAACCATTGCATTATTTAGCTAAATCATTAGAATACTTAGCAGAAGCAGATATAGCCTATTTTGTTCCAGGATGGGAAAACGCAAGAGGATGTAAAATAGAACATCAATGTGCGGTAGAATATGGAATAGATAGAATTGAGTAAAGGGGATAACTCAAAATGAAAAAACTAATTAAATATATTCCAGGAGAAGTAATAATCTATATAAAACAATCTGATATAGAATCATTAGATTATGCAATAGAAATTTTAACCGAGCGGGATAATAAAAACCGAGAAGGAATGTATGTAAGTCCCAATAAAGAAACCAAAGCAATAAGTCAATTAAGATTACTAAAATATCAGATAGAAAAGGAGCTGCGTGGATAATAATAACAGAAAAACAAAAGAATTATATATTAGATTTATATAAAGAAATAAATATAGAACCAGAAGAAGACTTAGATAATTTAACAAAACAACAAGCCAGTAATTTAATAGAAGAATTAAAACAAATAAAAGAAGAAATAAGTTAAGATAGAAAGGAGGATGAGAAATGGCATCAGCAAGAGTAAATAAATTAACAAAACCCCAAGAAGTATTTATACAAGAATTGTTAAAAGGTTCTTCTCAATACGAAGCTTACCTAAAAGCTTATCCTTCTAAGAAGACTTGGAAGAGAAATAGTATAGATACAGAAGCATCAAAATTGTTTAAGAATGCAAAGGTTAAACAAAGGTACGATGATTTGTTACAACAAATGAGAGAAGAAGAAACAAAGAAGACAATGTGGACAAGAAACCATTCCATCGAAACCCTTCGTTATGTTATAGATGTAAACAAGAAGGATTTAGAACGAATAAACAAGGCTTTCGAGGAAGAGTTAGAATTGTTACAAAAGCTTATGCAGGAAGACCCGGAGAAAGCACCTCAATATCTACAGCAAATACTTAAACAAAGGAAATCAAGAAGAGCATCCCAAGTAAACAATAAAGGGATAACAGACGCCGTAGCAGAATTAAACAAAATGCAAGGATTTAACGAAGAAACAATAAACATGAATGGAACTGTTGTATTTACAGGAGAGGAGGAGCTTGAGGATTAATGAAATTAAATCAAAATGATGATATATGCCCTATATGTGGCAAAGTAATGTATATAGGTAAAATAGATAAGGCATGTGCAGACCCTGAATGTGAAATGGGACAAGGTGAATTAGCTTATCTCAAAAAGTTATTGCAAGGCAATTCCCTTGCACTGATGAAAGACATACCAAACAAATAACGCTGTGGTGAAGAGGTTGAAGCAGGGGGCGAATAAATGAGCAGAGTTGTAGAAGTGATCAATGAATATAAAATACTACAGGATGAAAGAGATTATATAGTAGTAAACACCAATGGAAAATATGAAAATCATGGACACTTTAAAAAGCTATCCGCCTGTTATACAATAATTAGATTAATGCAAAGAAAAATAATACCAAGAAGTGATTATCTATTAGAAGCAGCAAGACGAATAACCACAGATGCTAAATATAGAGAAGCCTTAACAATCAAGCAACAGAAAAATAAACAAAGACAATATTATTTCAATTCTAATAAAGGGGTGAGGAAGTGAGCAATGGCTGATTTAGTCACAAAGAAGAGTTTACCTAAATTAATAGGTAAGGGATATAAGAAGTTTTGGAATTTCAAAGGACGTTACAGAGTCCTAAAAGGAGGCAGAGGTAGTAAGAAGTCTACGACTGCTTCCTTTTGGTTTCCTTATAACATGATGAAGTATTGGCACGAGTATGGATTAAAACCTTGTACACTTGTGATTAGAAGGTATTACAATACTCATAGAGATAGTACCTTCGCTCAACTTAAATGGGCTATAAATAGACTAGGAGTTGCTCATCTATGGAAAGCAACAAAATCACCTCTTGAATTAACCTACATACCTTCAGGACAGAAGATAATGTTTAGGGGATTGGATGACCCTCAATCAATAACATCTATTACTGTAGAAGATGGAGAACTATGTTGGGTATGGTGGGAAGAAGCATTTCAATGTACAAACGAAGAGGATTTTAACAAAGTTGATATGTCTATTAGAGGGGAAATGCCTGAACCATTGTTTAAACAACATACCTTAACCTTTAACCCTTGGAGTGAAAAGATATGGCTAAAAGCAAGATTCTTCGATAAAGTAGGAACAGATGGGTTAAGTAAAGATGGGGATATATTAGCATTAACAAAGAATTATGATTGTAATGAATTCCTCGGGCAAGATGATATCCGAATATTCGAAAAGATGAAAGAAGAAAATCCAAGACGTTATTCTATAGAGGGAGAAGGTAATTGGGGTATTGCAGAAGGACTTGTATTTGAGAATTGGCAGGAACTTGACTTTGATGCTGAATATATGAAACGTCAATTAGATAGAGAAGACAATCCAAGATATAGACAATTACATGGACTTGACTTTGGATATACCAATGACCCTACAGCATTTATAGCATTATTAGCAGATGAGAAGGAAAAGAAGTTGTTCATATATGACGAAGTGTACAGAACCCATATGAAGAACAAAGATATTTATGCATCACTAAAATATAAAGGATTTGAAAGAGCAAGGATATGTGCCGATAGCGAAGATCCAAAAACAATTGATGAATTAAAAGACCTTGGATTATATAGAATGTTTGGAGCAAAGAAAGGAAAGGGTTCAGTTAAAGCAGGAATCCAGAAGCTTCAGGATTATAAGATTTATGTTCATCCTTCTTGTGTAAACACTATAGTAGAATTAAGTAACTATGTATGGGCAACAGATAAGGATACAGGTAAACCAACAACAGATCCAATAGATGAATATAACCATTTAATGGACGCATTAAGATATGCAACAGAAGAACTGAATTCCACTAACTTTAGCTGGTAATTCAGGTGACTTAATATATACGGAGGTCAATAAAAACCTTGTAAAAGCGATTGTACAAAGCCTGATTTTAACTGATTATAATAAATATATGTTATTCTATTATAATATAATAGAATAAACGAAAGGAGAGGTAAAAACATGATATTTCAAGATTTCCAAAGAGCTGTAAATATGGACATAAGAGCTGGGGTAACTCAATTAGCATCATTACAGAAACCACATGAAGATTTCTTGTTTGCTAATATCAATGAATGGCTCACTAGCGATGTGAGGAAATTAATGTTAACAGCTCAAGATTATTACAAAAATGATAATGATATCAAAGACCGTAAAAGATACTATATAGATAGGAAAGGGGTTAAGCAAGAGGTAACCAATCTATCTAATGCTAAATTAACACATCCATTCATGAGGAAATTAACAAACCAGAAAGTAAACTATCTTCTTAGTAAAGAATTAGCAATACAATCAGATGATGAAAAGTTTAATGATTTAGTAAGCACTTATATTGATAGGAAGTTCCTCAAGATGTTAAAGAATGTAGGTAGGGATGCAATAGTAAATGGGATTGCTTGGCTTCAAGTTTATTACAACGAAAAAGGGGAATTGAAATTTAAACGTATTCCATCAGAAGAGATCATACCATTTTGGGCAGATGCAGACCATACAGTGTTAGAAGGAATTATGAGAGTATATTCTATTATTAGATATCTACCGGACGGAGTACAAAAGGAAATAAAGAAAGTAGAATATCATACCACTCAAGGCGTTTGGTATTATGAAATGGGAGATAGAGGATTAAAGCCAGACCCAGACAAACCACGAACTATAAATGGACATTTCACTATCAAGGAACCTCAAAAGGACGAAGATGGAAACATTAAGATAGATGAAGAAGGAAATGAGTTATACAATGAAATAGCTGCAACATGGGATAAAGTACCATTTATAGGATTCAAATACAATGCAGATGAAATTAGCTTACTGAAATGGATAAAATCATTAATAGACGACTATGACCTAAATACATCAGATACTTCAAACAACTTACAAGATATACCAAATAGTATAAAAGTTGTTAAAAACTATGATGGAACAGATAAGGGTGAATTTACTCAAAACCTTGCTACATTTAGAACAGCATTCGTATCCGGTGATGGGGATATGAAAACTATAGAGACTAATTTAGATGTGGCGGCAATAGACAGTCATCTAAATAGATTAAGAAAAGATATATATGAAGCAGGAAATGGAGTAGATACACAAGAGGTAAGCATGGGTAATGCATCAGGAGTAGCGTTAAAATTCAGGTATGCAGACCTTGATACTGACACAGATGATTTAGCAGCAGAGTTTACGGCATCATTGGAGGAAGTGCTCTGGTTCATTAAAATAGATATGTTGAACAAAGGAGCTGGAGATTATTTAGGCCTTGAGGTAGATATTATATTTAATACTGATATGATAATCAATGAATCCGAAACAATCGCAGATGCAGGAAATAGTGTAGGAATTATTAGTGAAGAAACAATAATAGCAAATCACCCATGGGTAACAGATGTGCAAGCTGAATTAGATAGAGTTAAAAAAGAGAAGGAAGAAAAGATAAATGAAATGACGGAGACCTCCAAACAACAAAACCTTGACTATGGAATGGGAGAGGAAACAGATGAAGGAGAAGAATAATGATTAAAGTTCCGAACAAAGAATACTGGATAAAGCGTTCAGAATTAACATTAATACAAAATGAAAAATCAGCTCTACAATATGAGAAAGACTTAAAGAAAGCCTACCAAGCTACTATTAAACAAATCACTAAAGAAATAGAAGCATTTTATGGGAGATATGCAAAGGAGAATCAGATTACTTTATTAGAAGCTCGTAAAAGGCTTACACCTAAAGAATTACTCGACTTTAACCAGCATGCGAAGATATATTTAGATGAAGTAGAAAGATTAGGTGACAAAGCATTTACGGCTGAATACAGGGCTTATCTGAAAGAGTTATCCGGGAGAGCCTATGTAAGCAGAATAGAAGAGTTAATTACTAATATTAGACATAATATAGAAACTCTTTCTACTGGCTATAACATAGGTCTTGGACAAATATTAACTGGAGCATACCAAGATGGATTTTACAGAACAATGTTTGATATTCAAAAGCAAGCAGGCTTCGGAGTAAGCTTTACAACTCCCGGAGGTAAACAGTTGGAAATGGCTATAAGAGAAAGATGGGCAGGTCAAAATTATAGTGATCGAATATGGACAAATAAGAACAAACTAATTATTCAACTTGAGCAAATGCTTTCCCAAGAGTTTGTAAGAGGAAGAGGTCCAAGGGAAGTAGCTAAAGATTTCTCAGATAAGATGCAAACCAGCTATTACAACGCTCAAAGGCTTATTCGTACAGAGCTTAATTATATTAGTAATAAGGGAAGTATAAAAGCCTATGAGGAAAGTGGGGTTGTAGAGAAGTATCAATACCTTGCTACATTGGATAGTCGAACATCTGATATATGTAGGGAATTAGACGGGAAGATATTTGAACTAAAGGAAGCTAAGGTAGGGGTTAACCTCCCTCCACTTCATCCACATTGCCGGTCAACAACTATTCCATATTTCGAAGATAATGAAATAGAGGATAGAGTTGCAAGGGATGAAGACGGGAAAGGGAAATCGTACAAACTTGGAAAAAATATTACATTCTTTGAATGGGTAGAGCAATATGGAAGTCCTGAATTTAGAGATAAGGTAAAGGCTCAAAGATACAAGTTCCTTAATGTTGGTATGCCTCCTATGTCCCTTGATGCAAATAAAGGTAAAAATAACGGAGTAGACTTGAAGAAAAAAATAAATGAATTAAAGGATTTGCCACAAGCGGGCAGAGTTAGGTCTACATTAAAAGAGTTAAACGAAAGCGAATATAATGATGCCATAAAAGGATACGCGCTTGCGATGAGATACGCAGAAGAAAAGGTTATAGACTTAGACAAATTGACATTATACACGGTGCAGACAGAGTTGATAAAGAAAAACTTGCTTGAGATGTCAAAACTTGATTTAAGCGGCGTAGAGGATAAAATTTTGATACAAAAAGTTGGAGGTAAAAACATAGTGATGGACGGAAATCATAGAATCCAGCTGGCTATTCTTAGAGGAGACAAAAACATTAAAGTAAATTATGCGGATATTGACTTGATAAGAAAACAAAGAGGCAAATAATATAAAAACCGTTTACATTATCTTCGACTATGATATAATAATAACTGTGGATATTAAATATTTAACGAAAGATGAGAGGGATAACAAAAAAGAGTAATACAAAAACTATTATAGTAACAAGTAACAATAATAATGTAAAATAATAATAGGTGTATCGAGGACGAAACCTCGGAAAAAAGCGTAGCACGAAAGGAGAATAGTAACAATGACAAAGGAACAATTATTGGCAGCAGGATTCACAGAGGAACAAGCGACAAACATCTTAAAACTTTATAAGGAGGCGATTGATGGTAATTATGTACCAAAACATCGTTTCGATGAAGTGAATGCAGAATTAAAAACAACTAAAGAACAAGTTAAAGAGAGAGATACTCAAATCAAAGAATTGAAGAAGTTTGAAGGGGATTCTAAAGCATTACAAGATAAGATTGCAGAGTTAGAAGCTGCTAATGCAGACAAGGACAAAGAATATCAAAGTAATCTTGCTCTTGAAAGAAAGAAAAATGCAATTAGATTAGCATTATTGGAAGATGAAAATGGAAAACCATATGATGCTGAAATGGTAATGGGCTTATTCAATTTAGAGCAGGTGCTAATAGATGAAGCAACTGGAAAAATTACATCAGGCTACAAAGAACAAAATGAAGCTTTAAGAAAAGAAAAAGCATTCTTATTTAGTCCTAAAGAGGATATCAATAAGGGTGGCGATGGCAAACCTGCGGGATGGAAACCTCAAGGACAAACCCCTCCAGATGGTAATGGAGGACAAGGTGGTACAGACCCTTCAATATCTTATGGTAAGAGTTTAGCTCAAATCAAACTTGGAATGATGGGTATTAAACCAGCCGGAGCAGAAGGCTCAAACAATCAATAATTAAATTAAAGGAGGAAAATGATTATGGCAATGAAAATGAAATTAACAGAGTATGGAGCACCAACAAAACAAATACTTGCAATTCCAGACCATTACGTAGCCCTTGGCTTTAAGCACTCAAGAGCTATTCAAGGCTCTACAGGACTTGCAACCTTAGTAGATGGGAGGTATATAGTAAAAGCAGGTACAATTTATCCGGCAAATGATGCAACCGCAATCGGAGTTGTACTCAATGATTATGATGTGACTGATGGGGATGCTATGATGGCGGTAGTTATTCATGGGTTTATTAAGGTGGCTGCTCTTCCGGCAGTTGTATCTCAGGAAGCAAAGAATGCAATGAAGGACATTAAGTTCATCGGCACTGTTTCTGCTATTCCCTTTGGTGTAAGAAAGTATCCTGATTCTTCTTATACTTATACTATTGACGATGCCAATTATGTCATCAATACAACCGGAGTAATTCCTACGATTAGCGTTAGCGATGCTGAGAATGTTGATTATGATATCAATATTGCTGGTATTGCACCTTTGTTCCCCGAAAGGTTTGCCACAGCGGCTGGATTTACCGACGGAGAAACGAATAATGCCGTGGTTCTTGTAGAGGTACCTTTTGACGGTTCTGAAATTTTCGATCCGACCAAAGTAATGTATAATGGTTCGGCGCAAACTGCTGCCGATTTGAAGTACATTGATGGTAAGTGGTATCTTATAATTGTCAAAGGTTTGAAGACTACTGCCGGAGTCATTAGCGGCGGCTTTGCAACATTTACTTTGGCATATGGCAGTGGTACCGCTAAGACGTATAAATGGCTTTACAATGGCCTCACGCTTGAAGCCTAACCACCATTACAATAATTAGAAAAGAAATAGGAGGAGGAAAACAATATGAAATCAATTTATGACATTTTCGAGAGTAAAGCAATTGCCTCTTATTGGACTGATGTTAATGTTAACATGGCAGATCCAATGATTGGTACAAAATACTTCCCAGTTTCCAAACAAACTGGATTAACCCTTGGATGGATTAAGGGTAGAAATAACTTACCAGTAGCATTACAGCCTGCAGCATTTGATACTAAGGCTCCGTTGAGAGATAGAATTGGTGTTAAGGAATTAAGTACTGAAATGCCATTCTTCCGCGAAGCAATGAGAATCGGTGAAAAGGATAGACAAGATATTGAAACATTATTAGCTAAGGGCGAACAATTTGCACAACCTACAATCATGAGAATCTTTGATGATACAAAGAATCTCATAGATGGTGCTTTAGTTCAGGCAGAAAGAATGAGAATGGCTCTTCTTTATGGTGGTAAGATTGGTATTACAGCTACCGCTGAAAATGGTAGGGACATTGCTTACAATTACGATTATGATGTTGATGGTAAATGGGCTATTGATAACAATGTAGAGTTGTTAGCTGGAGAGCAGTGGACAATAGCTAATAAAGAAACTTCTAATCCAATTAATGTTCTATTAGATGCAGCTGAAAAGCTTGCTGAAAGAAAAGGGGTTAAGGCAGTAGAAGTTCTTATGAACACAACTACATTCAAAGGAATGATTGCATCTGAATCTATTAGAAAAGCAATGAATCCTCTTGGAGCGTCAAGTATAATTGTTACTAGAAATACTGCAAAACAATTCATTGAGAATGAAACAGGTTTGACAATTACTCTTTACGACAAAATGTTCAAAGATGAGCAGGGTGTAGACCGCAAGTTCTTCCCAGATGGATATGCAACATTACTTCCTTCTTATGCTCTTGGTAATACTTGGTATGGAACAACTCCGGAAGAGTTTGACCTTATGAGTGGAAACGCAGGGGCATCTGTCTCTATAGTAAATACTGGCGTAGCAATTACTACTGTTAAAGAACCTCATCCAGTAAACGTTCAAACAATTGTATCAGAAATCGTTCTTCCATCATTTGAAAGAATGGATGATATCATTGTAATCAAGGCGTTTTAATTGAGAATATAAGAGAGGAGGAGAATAAAAGTGGCTAAGATGTATTTCGCGAAAACCGTTAGATACGAAGGCTCAGAATATCCTCCTAACACCACTTTTGAGGTCAAAGACGTTGATGTTGATGACCTCAAGAAAGCTGGTGGCTGGATTATAGAAAAGCCTAAAGTAGATAACACTAATGAAAATAAAGAATCAGAGAATGGTACGGAGCCTGAAAAAACAGAGCTTGATATTCTTAGAGAGAAAGCAATAGAACTTGGAATTAACTTCAAAGGTAATTGGGGAGTTAAGAAGTTAACTACTGAAATTGAAAAAGTGGAACAAGCTTAGTAAGGAGGAGGCGAGGTAATGACTGTTAATGAAATAGTAAGAGCTAAAATTAAAGATGAGGCCATTACTGAGCTTGACATTCAATTAGCTGTTAGTGAAGTGGAAGAAGTCATTAAAAACTATTGTAACATTGATACCATACCAGATGCTCTAAAGTTTACATGGGCTAATATGTCAGTAGATTTAGTTCGTTATCAATATGAGTCAAATATTAGTGCAGATGATGTATTGGCAGGAATTGATGCCAGTGATGTTTCTAATTTAAAGATAGGGGATACTCAAATCGCATTACAAGGCAATAACTCGGAGAGAGGTAAAACCTTAAAGAGTCATCGACCTAATTTAGACCAGATTGTAATGAATAATAAGCAGCAGCTGAATAGGTTCAGAAGGATGGTGTGGTAAGATGAAATTATCAAGTTTTGGTAAATTACTGGCGCCAACCTATACAGATAAGTTAAGTATTAACCGTTATACAGAAATTGAAAATGCAGATGGTACCATTGGTATGGGAATATCAGAAGAGCCCTTGTACAGTGACGTACAATGCAGGATAAGCTTTAAACAAAGTGATAATCCGGAGAGTAATAAGGATGATTCTAATCCAATCTATATGCAAATGAAAATATTTTGTTCTCCTGATGTGGATATTCAGAAGGGTGATATATTAGTAGCATATAGGATAGGAGATGATGGTAGTGCAATAGCAAGCTATAAAGGAATTGCTAATTTACCATTCAAATATGTAACACATCAAGAAGTCCTATTTACTGAAGTGGGTGATGCCTAATGTCAATGGACTTTAGGGAGTTTCAGGATTTGCTAGATAGTTTCAAAGAAGTGCAAAAGCAGCATGAAGCCTTTCTAAGAAAGTTTCTAACGGAAATGGGCATGAGAGCCTTAGCTCAAACAAAAATGCTTACTCCAGTAGATACAGGGAATTTAAGAAATAGATGGGAATTAAGTCAGGTATTCAGAAAGGGCGATGAATTATATGTAGTATTATTCAATCCAGTAGAATACGCAAGTCATGTAGAAGATGGACATATGCAGCGTAGAAGATTTCTTCCTATTGAATATTTAGAAGATAGCCCAGCAAATGCTAAAATGGTAGCATCTATTAAACAAAAGTATGGGGATGATGCCAAAGGAGTAATGTTACAATATAAATGGATTCCCGGACATCATATGGCAAGAATATCAATTGCAAAGATTGAAAGAGAAATACCAAAGCGTTATGAAAAGGCGTTAAAACAATTTATGAAAGGATTGGGGGCGGGAGATTAATGGTAGGAGAAATTACAGGCGAAAGCATTAAAAGTGCAATAGCACTGAAAATCAAGAGCAGTTTTGCAATTACCAATGGCTCGCCTCCAATTACTATATATCCCAACATTTATAAAGAAAAGATTGTGCAAGGGATGAAAAAGCCGTGTTTCTTCATATGGGTAATGGATGTTTCACAGGAAAAGATGATGCGGAATATTTATACAAGAGATTATCAGATGAATATTCGATACCATCTTGAAGAAAAGAATACTAAAACTTATGAGACACTTTCAGATATTGGTAATAAGCTATTGGATAAATTAACAACCATTGATGTTCCTATATTTTTAGGAAGATATGGAACAGGTGGAGAACCAATAGAAGATAAGAAGCCAGTAAGAGGAATTCAAATGAGTTTTGAAATTAAAGAAGATGTATTACAGTTTTATGTAACATATAGCATAAAAGCGAAACAGATGGTTGATGAGGTTCCTGAAATGGAATCTTTAGAGATTATTCAGAACTAATTAAAGGAGGAAGGAAAATATGGCTGGTGGAACTTTTAAGTCACAAAATAAAATAAGACCCGGAGCTTATATCAATTTCAAGGGTGTAGCCAAACCATTATCCAGTCTCGGTACTCGTGGAGTAGTTACAATGCCTGTAGCTATGAGCTGGGGAGATGAAGTAACAGAGCTACTAAGTACTGACTTAATTGATGGTAAGAGCTTACCTAAAATTGGATATACTGCTTTTGAGGAACAGAGTCAAATCTTTAGAGAAGCGTTGAAGAATGCTTATAAAGCAATAATTTATCGTCTTGATACTGGAGGAACAAAAGCTACGGCATCACTTACACCACTTACCGCAACAGCTAAATATGCTGGGGTTGTTGGAAATGAGATTGCAGTAAGTGTTGTAGCTAATGGAGATAAATTCGATGTTATTACTTTATTTAGAGGCATTGAAAGAAATAGGCAAACGGTTGCAACAATAGCTGAGTTGGTTCCTAATGATTATGTAGTATTTAGTGGCACAGGCGATATAGAAGCAAATGCTGGAGTTACATTAAGTGGTGGAAAGAATGGAACGGTTAATGTGGCGACCTATGCTACTTACTTGAATAAAATAAAGGCGTACAAATGGAATACAATGGGTATTCCTCAAGATGTTCCAGCTGTAAACTCCAATATCATTACTTTCATTACTAATATGAGAGAAAATCTTGGTAAGAAAGTACAAGCTGTTTTGTATGACGCAGATGCGGATTACGAAGGAATTATAACTGTAAACCAAGGTTATAAAACAACTACTGAAACAATTAGCCCTACTACCTTTGTAGCTTATATAGCAGGTTTAACTGCTGGTTCGGATGTGGATACTTCAAACACTTACCATGCAATTAATGGAGCGGTTTCAATCGTTTATCCCGAAGATGTAACCCCTTATGGAGATGAAGAAATTGAGGAAGCTTTAAAAGCTGGTAAGATGGTTCTTTCAACAAGACAGGATGGTGTAATTGTTATTGAGCAGGATATTAATACATTGCATACATTTACTCCTGATAAAGGATATGCTTTCAGTAAGAACCGTGTTATTAGAACACTTGATGAAATCAATAACTCCATAGCGCTATTATTTGAAAGAAGCTATATTGGTAAAGTAGATAACAATGATGATGGGAGAAACATTTTCAAAGCCGATGTTATTGCCTACCTAAATACGCTTCAAGGTATTTCAGCAATTCAGAACTTTGATAGTACTACAGATATTCAGGTTTATGCTGGAGAAGCAATTGATGCAGTTGTTGTTGACTTAGCTATTCAACCTGTTGATTCAATGGAAAAATTATACATGACTGTAATGGTCGGATAATGAGAGGAGGAAAACATTATGTTCTTACGTGCAGGTGATACTATAAGTGGTCAAGAGGGTAAAGCAACATCTGTTATTGATGGAAATGTTCAAGACATGTTTTACGTCAAAACCTTAGAAGCTACTTTTGAAAAGACTAAAGCGGAAGTAAAAACCCTTGGAAAGAGAGGAATACAGCATAAAGGAACTGGCTGGTCCGGAGCAGGCTCAATGACCATCTACTATGTAACATCCATATTTAGAGAAATGGCATTGAAGTATGCTAAGACTGGTAAAGATACGTACTTCAATATTACAATAGTTAATGATGACCCGACCTCTACTATTGGTAAGCAGACGGTCGTGCTGTACAATTGTAATATAGATAGCGTTGTATTAGCTAAGTTAGATACGGATTCAGATACGCTGGATGAAGATATTGATTTCACATTTGATGATTTTGATATTTTAGATAGCTTTGGAAATCCAGTAGTATAAGAGGAGGAATATAAATGAGTTCATTATTAGATTTTTTAATTGAAAATCCAGTGGATAACTTAACAGCTGAAGTAGTTGTTTCCCCAAGACTTGCAAAGTTTCCTTTCAAGATTAAGGGAATGACTGGTCCGGAATTCTCCGAGTATCAGAAGTTATCTACTAAAATAGGTGGTAAGAAAAAGGTAGAATTTGATAGTAAAAAGTTTAATGAGTTGGTTGTTTTAAACCATACATTAGAACCAAACTTCAGAGATGCGGAAAGTATTAAGAAAGCAGGATTACAAACTCCTGAACAATTCCTATATAAGAGCTTACTTGCAGGAGAGATTTCAGAACTTGCTCAGCAAATTTCAATCTTATCAGGATTTGATAAAGAGTTTGAGGATGAGGTAGAAGAGGCAAAAAACTCCTAAGGGAAGGGGACGGTGAAACGTGGTACGCCTATTATGCTCTTAATAAATTTCATTGGGAGCCATCACGTTTCGCCAACCTTCCCAGAAAAGAGAAAGCATTAGTAATAGCTATGATTGATGAAAGATTAGCTCAAGAGAAAAAAGAAAGTGCTAAAATTAAGAGGAAAGGAGGTCGCAGACGCTAATGGCAACGGTAAGTAATACTGTAACAATGCAAGATAGAATGACTCCAGTATTAAGAACTATCATTAAATCTTTGCAATCAACTGTGGATGCTATGGCTGGAGTTGACCATGTAAGCAATACATCCTTTCGTAGAGCACAAAAGGATGTTCAAGCGGCCTCCGAAGCTCTTGACCAATTTAATAACAATCTTGATGAAATACCTCCAAGGGTAGATAGTGCAGGCTCTGGGTTTGGTAAATGGAAAGCGGGTATTGTAGCAGCAAACCAAGCTTTGGAATTAGGTAAAAAAGTAGTTGGAGCTATTGCTAATCAATTGACCGAAATTTCAAACATGACAGACCAGCAATCAAGATTAAGAGCAATGCTTGATGAGGGTGAAAATGTTTATGATATACAGCAATTGATAACCAGAAGTGCAATGGATACCCGTTCTGCTTATAAGGATACATTAGAATCAGCTGTACAAATGAAAGCGGCTATGAGTGAGTACGGAATGAGTACCCAAGCCGCTGTTAGAATGTCTGAATTGATGAATAAAGCTTTAACCCTAGGAGGAACAAAAGGAGCGGCAGCTCAATCCGTAATGTATAACCTTCAACAATCTTTGGCCACAGGTCAATTGAGATGGGAAGACTGGAAAATTGTTGCATCCAACTCAGTTTATTTAGCAGATGTGGTAGCTAAAAATGTAGGAGTTACAAGGGCTCAATTAAATCAGATGGTACAAGATAGTGAAATATCAGCGGCCGACTTTACAAACGCTCTATTAGAAGCGGGAGCAAAAATTGATGAAGAATTTGAAATGATGCCAGATACTTTTGCAGACTGGGTAAACAATATTAAGACATTCGCTACTGGGAAATTCCTAGAAGAGGGTGGACTTCATGAAAAGATATTAGAAATGTTAGCAAGTGACCAATTCTTGGCAATGGTAGAAGGTATTAAGAACGCAATTGTAAGTCTATTGGATTTCTTAGGGGTTGTACTAGATTATGTATTAATGATTTCAGAATGGATTGGAAACAACTGGGGGATAATAGCACCTATCATATGGGGAATTGTAGCCGCATTTGCAGCCTATGAAATAATTATGATAGCCAGTGCAGTAGCTACTTGGATAGCAAATGGGGCAGCTCAAGCATTCTTTGTAACTCTATTAACAAACCCTTTAACTTGGATAATACTATTGATAGGATTAGTAGTAGCGGCAATATATAAATGGGTACAAAGTGTTGGAGGATTACAGAATGCGTGGGAAATTGCAAAAGCAGCTATGGTAATAGCATTGATGACTTTAAAGATTGCTTTCTTTACCTCTATATATTTCATAATGGATTTAGTAGATAAATTAGTATTAGCTTGGAAATCAGCAGGTGTTGCAATAGCTAATTTCTTAGGTACCATGAAGGTTAATGTGCTTAGTATATTACAAGGTATGATAAATGGAGCTATTGATTTAATCAATAAATTTATAGGAGTTCTAAATAAAATACCAGGAGTTAGTATAGATGCCGTAAATCATGTATCATTTGCAACAGAAGCAGCAGCTACAGAAGAAGCAGCGAGACAATCTAGAGAATCCGATTTATCAGCTTATAGAAGTGAGATGGAAGCAAAGGCAGCTGAAAGAGATAATAAAATATGGGCAATGGAAAATGAGCTTTTAGATGCTGTTACAAATTTATCTGATCTATATGCCACAAGTAAGAGTGAAGCAAGTAAAAAGGCAGAAGAAGATACTTCTCCTATTGATGCTAGTGCTAATGACTTAGCTTATAAAGATATGATGAATGCAGCTGGTAATCCTACAATAAAAGGTGGTAAATTAGATAAAATTAGAGACGATGTAAGCATTACCGATGAAGATATTAAATTATTAAAAGATGTAGCCCAAACTGAATTCATCAATAAATTTACAACATTAAGACCCGAAATGCAAGTATCGTTTGGGGATGTAAAAGAAACAGCGGATGTTAATAAAATATTAGAAGCTTTGGAAGAAATGGTTGAAGAAGCTTATGCAAGTGTATTAGTAGGGGAGGGAGCATAATGGCTATTAGATTTTTCTTTGAATTTGATAACCAAGTTGTTCAACTTCCAGTTAACCCAGAGGAAATTATTGTAAAATCCGCTGGAAATAATAAAACGGAAGAGATTGTTAAACTTGGAGAAATTAATATATTAAGAGAAAAGAAGTTAAAAACAATATCCTTTGAATGCTTCTTTCCTAAAGATTCTTCTCCACCTTATGTATTAACAAAGGGCAAATTTAAAGATGGAGATTTCTATTCAGAATTCTTTGAAAAGGTTAGAGATTCAAAGAAATCATGTAGGTTTATTATTAGCGATACGAAGATAAATATGTTAGTATCAATTGAGGATTTTGATTATGGATACAAAAGTGGAGATGAAGATTTACATTACAGTATTTCTATTAGGGAATATAGGCCACATGAGGCAAGGATTGTTAAAATTAAATTACCTGAAAAGCAATCAGAACCAGCTAAAGTAATCCCTCCTCCAGCAGCTCCACCAAGACCAAAGACTGGATTCTCTATTGGAGATACAGTGATAGCAAATGGCAAGTATTGGTATACCAGTTATGGGGATAATCCTCATGGAACATTTAATAATTTTACCGGAAAAATAAGTCATATTGTGGCAGATAAGAATAGAAAATACCGTTATCATATTACAACCCCAAGTGGTGGATATAGGGGCTGGGTAGCAGAAAGTCAGATAAAACATAAATAGAAAGAGGTGAGTTGATGAATATAGAAATAATTGTACAAGATAGTAAAAGTGGCATTGCTTATGATATTAGTGAGGTAGTTACTTCAGTTAAATGGGAAACATTTTTAATTAACCAACCGGGCAAATTAACTTTTAGTTATCTTGAAGACGAAAAAATATCTATAAGCGAAGGCTCACCTATTTCTTTCAAAGTAGATGGTAAAGGCGTTTTCTTTGGATATGTATTTAAAAGAGGAAAGAAGAAAAATAAAATAGTACCTGTAACCGCCTATGACCAGATGCGTTACTTGAAAAATAAAGACACTTATGTATTATCGGGATTAACGGCATCTCAAATATTTACAAAGTTATGTAATGATTTTAAATTATCTTCTGAAGTGATAGATTCAAGTTCATATATAGTTTCACCTCGAGTTAATGATAACAAAACACTATTTGAAATAATTCAACATGGGATTGACGAGACCTTAATCAACACCGGAAATTGGTATATGATAAGAGACAATTTTGGCAAACTACAATTTATTAGCATTAACTCAATGAAGACAGATTTGTTTATCGGAGATGAAAGCTTACTAATTGATTTCGATTATGAAAGCTCCATAGATAATGATACCTATAACCAAGTTAAGTTGATTAAAGAAAACAAAGAAAC